CCGTCCGTTTGGGAAACTGCCGGCGGCCTCGTTTTTTCAAAAAGGGAGTTTAGGCTAAATGATTAGCCTTGAAAAGGAAAAAAACGAGTATTCCACGGCGGACAGGTTTCACGGCTTAACTGGCGGCCGCTCGGAGAGGCCTGCGACGCCTGTTACGAGAAGGTCCAGGGAGCGATCAGCAAAGAATATTCGCTCAAGTACGAACCGATCCGGAAAACGTGAAAAAGAAAACTCACTGGGGGTACGCGCTCCGCGCTATCGCAGCGCCAAAAGAACTGTATGACGTCGCTAAAAAAATTTGCTTCGAAGCGGGGCTTCCGTGGACCGATCCGCGCACAGGAAAAACATATCGGCCGCCGCGGCGATCGCGTCGCAAGGCCAGGGGACTCTCATGAAATGCTTGTTTCTAGTCGGGCCTGAATTGCAGCCGTGCCCCAACGACACCGACGATCGCTACAAGCTGATGCTCAATTCGGAGTTCGTGCTCGACGTGCCTCTCTGCACCGATCATTGCCCGCAGAAGATCGAAGACCGGACCGGCGAGCATTGGATGCTGCTAAATAAATGAACGCGAGCGAATTCACAAAAGAGATCCGGTTCGAACCGGCATTCGATCGGCGCCATTCCGATCCGAACCAAAATTACGGCATCAATGGCGTCGATCTGTGGTTTTTTCTGAAGGGGCCGAAGGGGGGCGTTTCGTTTCACGTGCTGACCAACTGGCAACTGCCGCACGTCCAGAAAGAGACCGATGCCAGAATGCTGATGCGGATGGACGAAGGCGGGCTCGACGTGGCGCTGCGCTGCTTTTATCACCCGTTGCCGGCCGAGTTGGCAATTCACTCGCCGGTGCCGCTTCGTGAGGGACAGCGGCCGCACGGTTCAACAAAACTTGAATGGCGCGATCCGACTGACGAAGAAAAGCAGTCCGGTTTTCACAGCAAGGTGCCGGTCGAGGTCGAGCGTGACACGTACTCTGAATGCCACCTCGTAGATGGCGGCATGTGCTTTGTCTACGGCGCATATGCCATCGCTGGTCGGGTCTTCGAGATTCTACTGACCGACGGCAGCGACGGAATCTGGAAACGGCTCGAAGACGAATATCGAATTCGATTCGAGGAAGAGGCGTGATTTTTTTTTGCCCTGCGCTTTCTACACCCTATGTAGAAAACAGGAAGTGAACATGGAAGTGAAAAATTTTCTGCGTTTATTTAGTCGCCGGCGGCGGATCCTGATCGAGCCCAACCCGCACACCATGCGCGGCGTTTTCGAACGGGCGCAGCATGCTGCGCCCCTACGCACTCAGCACTCAGCACTGCCCTGGGCCTGGCCGCGCGGCACCTGGTTCCAGGCAAGGCGCGATCAATTGCTCGAGGCGAGGCGAAAATAAAATGAAACAGCTTCCGCCGTCGAACTCGCCCTATAGCCGGGCCTACGCAAAAATCCGCGGCCGGCGCTGTAACCCCTGCGATCGGATATTTCCCACGCGCGCGGACCTCGAGCGGCATCAGCAAGAAAAGCATCGCGTCAAATTTATCCGTCAGGAATTTGTCAGGCAGTCGGTAGGGGCGAGCGGCGGTCGCCCGTGATCCAATGGAACTGTTGTTTTTTGCTTTTCTGATCGTTTGCATTGTCGGTTTTTACGCCGTGACGGCGCTGCTCGCCGATCTCAACAACCGGCTGGATAAATTCATCGCGCTCGAGCAAAGCAATAGCAGGCGGATCGACGCGGTGATCGAGATCGTCCGCCTGCAGCAACAACTGCTGACGAGCGAGAGCGATCAACTCGCGCGGATCATGAAAGCGATCCAAGCGGTGCGCAACTAATTAGTGCTGAGGACTGAGTATTCGGATTTTCACCACAGGGACACCGAGTTCACAGAGAATCGTCATTCCCGCGAAAGCGGGAATCCAGATTTTTCTTCTCTGCGCTCTCTGAGCCTCCGTGGTTGAAGCCTGCTCCAAGCAAAGTCGAATGGAGTAAAAATCTGCCTTGAGACGCGAACAATCCAAAATGATCTGTGCGCTTTGCCGAACGCCCGCCAGGGCGCCGCTGCCGGCGGCTCTCCAGGCGGCGCTCATGAGCTGCTGTCATCTGTGGATCCCGGCGGTTAGCGATCCGATCTGCGAGGAGCATCAGAAGTTTTATCGCCTGCATATCCGCGAGCACGACGGATCGGTGAAAAAGGCGCCGGTCCTGAAACTCAAAAAAGTCGACTTGATCCGCCTCACGGCCGCGCTCGCTGAGAACGCGACTCCCCATGCGTAAACGTAAAAGGAACGAGCAGTGCCATCCGATCACGGTTACACGAAGATCCCCAATTCATTTTTGCGCTTTCTTTCCAAAACACCGATCACGCCGCAGCACGCCATGATGCTATTTGCCGTCATCAGAAACTGTCACGGTTTTCACAAGCCGGATCGCATCTTCGGGCTCAAGGATTTGAATCGGTGGCTCGCGTGGGACCGTCGCCGGATCTCACAGACAGCGAAAGAACTCGTCGAACGCGGCTGTTTTTGTCCGTGCCAGACGGACAAAAAATCGCCTAACTATCGAATGCAAAACGATTCGCGAAAATGGAATCGCAATTGGAATCAACGCGCGGCGCGGAAATCTGTGGATAACCCTGTGGATAAGCCAATTTCCTGTCCGTGCCTTGCGGACAGTTCGGCTTCCTGTACGGACACTTTGTCCGTGACTAACGGACACGACCATGAGTTATCGACAGCCGAGCCTTCCTGGAGCGGCGACTCTAAGACGTTGATCGAGCAGGCATTTGAAGGCGCGAGCCCGAGCAACATTCGCGACATGCTCGACTTCCTAAAGAAATCTTTAAAGAAATCTTTAAAGAAAGAGGACTCGGACCTGCAAAAAAGAAAAAACCAGATCTTCGGAGCGATGTCCCGATCGGGGTTGTGGCGCGACGACGAGCTCATTGACCTCGCGAAAAATTTAACCGCCGCCGAGCTCGAGGATCTTCACGCGCAGCGCCGCCAGGCGGCGAGCTAGGAAGTGCTGAGTGCTGAGTGCTGAGTCCTGAGTGCTGAGTGGGGATGGGACTCAGGACTCGGAACTCGGAACTCAGGACTTTGAACTCAGCACTCAGCACTAGAAGAAAGGGGGTGAATCGCATGGCGACGAAGAAAAAAGGCAAGAACAAGTCGAAGGCGCCCAAGTCGAAAAAGAAATAAGCGCGCGGCGCCGGCCCAGGGTCGAGCGCCAAACTCGACCCCGAGATGGAGGAACAAATTGAAAGTCACGATTCAGAACACAAGCGAAGTCGTCATGATCAACGGAATTCCGGCGCGGATCTGGGAAGGTGAGAGCGAGAGCGGCATCAAAGTCCATTGTTATATAACGCGAATCGCCATTGACGAAAAGGAAACTCGCGTCGAGGAATTCGCGCGCGAACTTTGGGAGATGGAAGCCCGCGCCGACGATCTTGACGTCGACGAAACCGATCTCGGTTCGTGCTGCGCGTGCGGGAAAACCGGCGCCGACGTGCGCGCGATCGTCATGCTCGACAAGCGCGGGCCCAAGCCCGGTCATGGTTGGGGCTGCGCTCAATGCGGTCTGCCGATGGACGGCGCCGTCTATGTGCTCTGCGATGCGTGCTTTAACGCCAAGGCCGAGGCGAAATTCGTCTGCGTCGGCTATCCCAAGGAAAACGTCCGGATCCCGATCGCCGAGATCACCGAACCGTTCGATCACGACATGAGCAAGCATCCGGAGGCGGAAATGTTTGCAGCGGCGCAAAGGGAACACTGAAATGAGTGCTGAGTGCTGAGGACTGAGTGCTGAGGGCAGAAGCGATGACGCAAAAAACGGTCGACGTCGAGGAGTTCGTGAAGACGTTCGTCGAGGACATTTTCACCACCGGCGACGGGCAAAAAGCCGAGCGTCTGCAGATGATCAACAATCAGGGGCGCGATCTCGGCGGTTGGGGAAAAGATCCGTTTATTCAGCGGATCCACAAAGCGCTCGATCTCGCGGCGCCGCCTCATCGACAGAGCAAATGATCAAGATCGCGGAAAATCTTTCGCTGCCGACCGAGAATGGGTGATTGATGAAATCAGGCGTGCACGATCACTACTGCCCGAAATGTAAAAAGCGCGTGCCGTGCGAGATCGTGACGCACTGCCGGCGTCACGATCTCGTCGTATGCGATGGCTGTTACGACACGGCACAGCGCCGGCGTCAAGCATCGCTCCCGCTCACGGGGAGCGCGCGCCGAGGCAACCGATGACGGCGGTCAAACATGGGTGACAAAACTTCGATCGAATGGACCGACGCGACCTGGAATCCGGTCACCGGCTGCAGCAAGGTGAGCCAGGGCTGCAAGAACTGTTACGCCGAGCGGGTTTTTTCGCGCGCCTACGGGAAAGAACGCAAATTCACCGACGTGAAGTGCCATCCCGAACGCCTCGGTCAGCCGCTGCGCTGGAAAAAGCCGCGACGGATATTTGTGAACTCAATGTCAGATCTCTTTCATGAATCGGTGCCCGTTGAGTTTATTGATCGCGTGTTCGTCGTAATGGCGCAGGCGCCGCTCCATACGTTTCAAATCCTCACCAAGCGACCGGAGAGAATGCGAGATTACAGCCGTGTCCTAGTATCACTCTGCCCAAAGCGGCGATCGTTGCGAATGAGAGATTCAATGTATAAGGGCCATCCCGCGGAAACGCTCGTTTGCGGAACTAAGCCCGCGCACATAGGTAAATTCCCCTGGCCACTTCATAACCTCCACCTCGGCGTCTCGATCGAAGATCAGCAAACCGCCGACGAGCGGATCCCGCTGCTGCTCCAGACACCGGCGGCCGTGCGCTTCGTGAGCGCCGAGCCGCTGCTCGGGCCCATCGATCTGAAACTCAGCACTCAGTCCTCAGGACTCAGCACTCAAATAGACTGGGTGATCGCCGGCGGCGAAAGCGGACCCAACGCGCGGCCGATGCACCCCGATTGGGCGCGCGGCCTGCGCGATCAGTGCCGGATGGTCGGCGTGCCGTTTTTCTTCAAGCAGTGGGGCGAATGGCTGCACGAATCTGAATTCAGAGCCGGCCTGGCGGAAGTCGGCCGGGCGTCAAAGCGCATGGAAGCAGGCGACGGGCTCCAGTTCATTCGCGTTGGCAAGAAAGCCGCCGGCAACGTGCTCGACGGCATGCGCTATCGGGAATTCCCGAGTTGATTGACTTTCAATTGAAAAATTAGTTATGCCAATCGCGGCGTCCACTATCGAACGATTGCTGACCATCGAGGAGGTGGCCGAGTGGCTGCGCCTCGAACCGTCGGGCGTGCGCGCGCTCATGAAACGCGGGCGACTGCGCCGCGGCGTTCACTACGTACGACCGGCCGGGATCTCGACGCGATTTAAAGAGAGCGCGATCGCCAATTGGCTTTACGAGCAGGAAGAAAACAACCGAGACGATTCGTCATCGATTAAAATGGTGAAGGGCTATCGAATGAAATGACAACGACAAGAAAGGCCAAACAGCATGGGATGCAGAGTTAAACGATCACCAAAGAACAAAGCGGGTCAAATCCGTCTCGCGTTTCGTTTGATCTTCAAAGGGCCGACTGGAGAAGAGGTCAGATCATGGGAAGGCACGGAACTCGAGGCGAACGCGCAGAACGAACGCCTCCTCAAAGCGAAAGCGGTGCTGATAGAAGAAGAGATCCGCCAGGGGACGTTCGACTATCTCAAACACTTTCCGCAGGGCAACAAAGCCAATCTCTTCACGCAGTATCGCGCCAGCGCGGAACCGAAAACGATCCGCCAGTATTTCGAGATCTGGAAAAAAGACAAGGTGCCGCCGTTTGTGAAAAAAAGCTATCAGCAGGCTTACACCAGCCACTTCAAAGAATATATTTTGCCGCTGCACGGCGAGAAGTTCATGCAATTGTATTCGGTAACCGATATCCGTGAGCTCCGCGCGGACATCGTGGAGAAAAAAAAGCTCAAGATGAAAACCGCGCGAAACGTGGTGGACGGGACGCTGCGCGCTTTGTTTCGCGACGCCAAGGCGGAGGGCGTGGTGGAAAAAAATCCGTACGACGATCTGCCGGGCAAATGGTGGCCGAAGATCGACGCGCCGCCGGCCGATCCGTTTTCGGAAAAGGAACGAGACGAGCTCTTAGGCTACTTCAAAAAGAAATATTTTAGCTATTGGCCGCACGGCTATGCCTTTGCGTGCGCGCTTTTCTGGACCGGCGCGCGTCCCTCCGAGCTCACGGCGCGCACCTGGCGCGACTATGATCCGAGGACCGGCAAGCTCGACATTCTGACCTCGCGGGTCGATGGCCAGGAAGGCGCCACCAAGACCCGCAGGTCCAAGCGCACGATCAATCTCGTAAAGCCGGTGCGCGATATCCTCGACCGGATCCGGCCGCTGCGGGCGGGCCCGCACGATTACATTTTTCTCAACCAGGTGGGAAAGCCGATCGAACAGGGGGAGTTTTCCGATCGCCATTTTCAGCCGGCGCTGACGGTCCTGAAGATGCGCCACCGCGACTTCTATTCCACGCGCGACACCTTCATCTCGGTCATGCTGTCATACGGCGAGCCGGCCAAGCAGATCGCCGAGTACTGCGGCACATCGGTCACCATGATCGAGGACCATTACGGTAAATGGATCGGGGATTCGAAGAACTTCGGCGCCGCGGCGCTCGCCGGCAAACGTCCCGAGCAGGTGCAGGGTGATCTTTTTGCACCCGCAGCTGACGCAGAGCGCGCGCGTAAGGTCGTCAACGCTCTGGACTATCTGAAGGATGACTTGGGCGGTCGCAAGCGGGCGCAAGGTGAAAAAACAGGTGAAAAAATCAAGGACGCTGAAACAGATCCCCTTAAATTCCCAATAGTTAAGATGGTGCGAGGGACGGGATTTGAACCCTAGCAGTTTCAGATGCGCTTTTGTGCGCTAAGTTGGTATAAGAATTGACGATTGCAAACCTTATCCACAGCAAAAAAGACCGCGCTGTTATGGGGCAAATTGGGGCAAAAACAGCCTGATTTGGGCTGCCAGGTGAAAAATTTTCACCTGGTGCCGCCCGTCCTTTTTTTCGATCTCCAACGAGGAAAAAAATGCGCCATCTCGAAGTGAAGCTCTACCCGGGCGGCAGCGGTACGGTGCTGCTCGACGGCGTTCCGATTCACAGCTACAACAGAGGGATCGAGATCAAAAGTGATGTGCACCAAGGAACCGAGGTCACGCTGCACCTCGCCAGGGGACTGACGCTCGACTTCGCGCAGGCGATCGAATCGATCCGGATCGAGGGCGACTGTCCGACATGCGGAAAACGGATCACGTTCAATACGAAATGACCGCGAACTTTCCTCATTCTCACTACTGCGCCGAACATCATGGCGCCTGGCCGTGCCGGGATTCGACTGCAAAGCCGGCGCTAACCCCTCCATTCCCGAATCAGCTATAATAGCGGCGGAGTTTTTTCGCCCGACAAATTTACTTTGTAACTGGAAAATCTGAGCGGCACGTCCAGAGGGCATGCTGCTCTTTTTTTTTGCGCCGGGAGGACGCGAATGCCACACAACACACTCATGTATCGCGCGAGGGACGTGCACGACGTTCTCCTCAAATGGCTGAACCAGAATCAAAAAGAGCTCGAGACCGGCAACTATTCGAAAATATCCCTGGAAATTATTATGAGCCAGCGCACACGCCGGCCCGTGAAGCTCCGCTCGTTGATCACCCACGAACATGATCTCACCGAGACAGAGGCGACGATCCTTCCACCATCCCACCCCAAAGCGAATAACAACGGCGACAGTGTTCGATGATTGAGTAAGTGAGAGTCACGCAAAAATGTTTCACGGGAAAAAATCTCGAAAAAGTATGCAAGATCGGCCGAGTTGGCACAGAAAAAATCGCGGGGGACCCTGGCGGCCCGGCCGCCTGCGGATGCTGCGCAGCGCGAAAAATTCCCAGAGATTAAAGGCCTCTTAGGGGCATTATAATTGGCAACGCAGGAAGAACTGGCGCTGCGCCTGGGGACAACTCAGCCGGCGATCGCGCAGCTCGCGAAGAAAGGCATCCTCACGGCCGGCGCCGATCTCGATCAGTGGACGCGCGAGGCCTGGGCGTACATGGCGGACTGCGCGGCCGGCCGGCGCGGACCGCTGGCCGAGGAACGCACGCGCCTGGCCGCGCGCCAATCGGAGAAAATGGAAATTGAACTCGCTAAACGCCGCGGCGAGCTCGCGCCGCTCGATGCGGTCGCGGAAAAAATTTTCGTGCCGTTGATCAATGCCATCAAAACAAAAATTCTCTCCTACCCCTCGCGGTGCCGCTCGCTCGAGTCGAGCTTCACGCCGCGCCAGATCGACGTCATCGACACGCTCGGGCGCGAGCTCCTCACCGAGCTCAGCTTCGAGCGTTTACCGCCAGAGTTTCGAGCAGTGGTGGAAAAATATTATTCGACTCTTCACGCCGCCGCCGAAGCTCAAGGTGAGCGAATGGGCGGATCGGTTCCGGTTCCTAAGTCCCGAAAGCGCCGCCGAGCCCGGAAAGTGGCAGACAAGCCGAACGCCCTATCTGCGCGAACCGATGGACTCGGTGAACGATCCGCAGGTCGACACGATGGTGATGTTGAGCTCGAGCCAGGTGGGAAAGACTGAAACGATTCTCAACATCATTGCCTATCACACGCATCAAGATCCTTGCCCGATGCTCTGCATCGAACCGACGCTCGATATCGCCGAATCCTACAGCAAAGACCGTCTCGCGCCGATGATCCGCGACACACCGGTGCTCTCGGATCTGATCCGCGAGCCGCGCTCCAAAGATGGATCCAACACACTGCTGCACAAGAAATTCCCCGGCGGTCACGTCACCCTCGGCGGCGCGAACAGTCCCGCGGGCCTCGCCAGCCGCCCCGTGCGGATCGTGCTCTGCGACGAAGTCGATAGATATCCGGTTTCGGCCGGCGCCGAGGGCGATCCTTTGACGCTCGCGAGCAAGCGCGCGACGACGTTCTGGAATCGTAAAAAAATCTACGTGAGCTCGCCGACGATCAAAGGTCTCTCGAGGATCGAATCCTGGTTTCAGGCCTCCGATCAGCGTTATTTCCAAGTGCCGTGTCATGCGTGCGGCGAGTTTCAGAAGCTCGAGTGGGAGTTCGTTCGATGGGAACCTGGACGGCCCGAGACCGCGGTGTATGTCTGCGCGCTCTGCGGCGCCGCCTGGACCGATTCCGAGCGGCACGACGCCGTGATGCTCGGGCGCTGGGTCGCCGAAGCGCCGTTCAACGGGATCGCCGGCTTTCATATCTGGGAAGCCTACTCGCCATGGTCGAAGCTCTCCGAGATGGTCGAGGGCTTTTTGAAGGCGAAGCACGCCGCCGACATGGGCGACAACGAGCCGCTGAAGGCCTTCGTCAACACGAGCCTCGGCCGCACCTGGGAAGAGAAGGCCGAGACGGTCGCCGCGCAGCCGCTGCTTTCGCGCCGGGAAAATTACGCCCCGGACTCGATTCCATGGCCGATCCTCTATCTCACCGCCGGCGTCGACGTGCAGGACGATCGCATCGAGCTCGAAGTCGTCGGCTGGCGCGCCGAGAAGCGCGCGGATCCCGAGGAGTCCTGGGGCATCGAGCACAAACTATTTTATGGCGATCCGGCCAAGCCCGAGATCTGGAACGACATCGATGAGTTCACGAGGCGCTTTTATAAAACCGCAGACGGCCGGCAGCTGCGCATCTCTGCGGCGTGCATCGATTCCGGCGGCCATCACACCCAGTCGGTTTATAAATTCTGCAATCAGCGGATCGGCCGCCATATCTATGCGATCAAAGGCGCCGCCGGCGCCCGGCCGATCTGGCCCAAGCGCGCCGGCAAATCGAAGAAACACGCCGGCTCGCTCATCTGGCTCGTTGGCGTCGATACCGCCAAGGATGCGCTCTATGCGCGGCTTAGGATCAGTGAAGCGGGCCCGGGGTACTGCCATTTTTCCGCCGACTATGACGAAGCATTTTTCAAGCAGCTCACCGCCGAGCAGGTGCGCACGCGCTATATCAAAGGGCATCCAGTGCGGGAGTGGCACAAGCCGCCCGGCGTCAGAAATGAAGCGCTCGACGTGCGGGTCTACGCGCTCGCCGCGCTCTACTCGCGCCCCGTGCCGTGGGAAATCCTGGCGCGATCGGTAACCGCGCCGGCGCCAGGCGAGGACGCAGTTCCGAGTGCCGAGTCTCGAGTCCCGAGTTCAAAACCACAGACGCCGAAACCGCCGCAGCCCGGGCCCCTCGGCGGGCGAAAAGTAAGATTCAAGTTCGGCAGATAAAAGCCGTCGGGCCTCGACAAAAACCCCTTAAAAATCAGGGGCCTTTTTTCGTGCTTTCAACCCCTTGACAGTAGAGTATCAATTTGATACTATCTCCAACCATGGGAGAGATGACAAACACAGTTCGCCGTCAGCGGAGTTTTTTTATCCAGGGAGGTACCAAAATGATACGCTATACCATCAAAGCAATTCGGGTCCATGCGGAGCATCCCGACAACGAGGTGGTTTTCACTATCGTGGATCTGGGCAACGTCTGGGAGGTGGCGCGCTGGCACATGCAGCAGCGCTGGGGGCATCAAGACGTGACGGGCTGGAAGATCCTTGGCGAGGAAAAAAATTTGTTCACTAAGGTACCAAAATGATACGCGGCAACGAAATCAAGGAGGGAATGACCCATGTCAACGTTAATCGATGTTTGTCTAGTCGCACTGGCAATCGTGGCGATCGCGTTTGTGGCGATCAGTTTCGGCGCAGTCCCGATCGTCGCGCTGGCGAAAACGGTGGCGGCGGCGCTGGCGTTCTAACGGGAGGGCAGCATGGCTAAATTCATGGGAGGCAGCATGGCTAAATTCATCGACGATTTCGACAGGCGCTTTTTGAGCGAACCGTGGTTCGTGGTCCAGAACGGCGCGCAGATCGACATTCACGTCCGTCTGGACGGGCGCGAGCTAAACGTCTTGACGAAAGTTTCGTCACGCGCGGCCGCGGAGTTTCTCGTCCGCCAGCACAACAAAAAATTCGAGAAGAGAGGGAACTGAACATGGAAAACCAGAACGACCCGATCGCCGGCGTGCGCGAGGTGATCCGCGAACAGAACGCGGAGATCGCGGCATTGAAGGCGCTGATCCGCTCGATGGGCGGCAGCGCGCGCCTGGACAAGCTCTACGAGGACAAAGCGGCGGTGGACTAATCCCGAACGCTGCTCTTTTTTGACAAGTCGCCAATCGTGCTGATATACGTAATTTGGCATGTAGGTTGATGAGGAGGTATGACTGACAAAGCGGTCGTTTGGGTCGGTTCGTCGCGTGAGGATATTCGGAGATTTCCGCGAGAGGCTCGGCGTAAAGCCGGATTAGAGCTGCGCGCTCTGCAGCGGGGCGAGGAGCCCGCCGACTTCAAGCCAATCGCGTCGGTTGGTTCCGGCGCCTACGAAATTCGCATCCGCGCCGCCGGCGCCTATCGTGTGTTTTATGTCGCTAAATTTGAGGAGGCTATCTATGTACTCCACGCATTCCAAAAGAAAACGCAAAAGACGGCCAAACACGACCTCGAGATCGGCCGGCGGCGCTATCAAGCGGCGGTCCAAAACCGCAGAGGGTAAAGTCACCCGCGGCCGTAAAAACGTATTCGAGGATCTCGGGTTTGGCGCGCCGGCCGCGGCGAATCTCAAGATACGCGCCGATCTCATGCTCGATTTGCGTCAATACATTGCGGCGCGCGGCTGGACACAGGCTGAGGCCGCGGCTTTTTTTAACGAGACTCAACCGCGGATCAGCAATTTGCTTAAGGGAGAGATCAGCCGTTTCAGCATCGATAAATTGATCAACCTTCTCGCCCGCGCGGGCGTGAGAGTGCATCTAAGCACCGAGTCGAAGGCGGCTTAATGCGCATTTACCTTGGCAAACGGGTATCAATTTGCTACTAGACGGAGAATGAAAGGCGAGGACCTCAAGCGCAAGCGCGAGAGACTCAACCTGACCCAGGACGAGCTGGCGAAGCGACTGGACGTCAAGCGGCTCACGATTATCCGGTGGGAAAACGGCCAGGTGGATATCCCCAAGATCGCCGAGCTCGCGCTGAAAGAGATCGAGCGCCAGGAGTCCTAGATGAAAATCGTCACGCGACCCGAGCAGACTCTCACGATCCAGCTGCGCGAATTTAAACGCAAGAAGGGCGGCACGCGCGGCGGGCGCATGGAGCTTTCGAAGTCGCAGACGATCACCGTGCACGATATCGACCTGGCCGAGGTCCATGCGCGTTTTTTGGACGTGCTCGAGGAGCTGGAAAAATCGAAGACGCGCCGGCGCGGATAGAAGAAGTGCTGAGGGCTGAGGACTGAGGACTGAGGACTGAGGGCGGAAAACTTCTCTTGTCGCTTCACAAATAATCCCCGATAATCTTCGACAAA